CTGAACCTGCAGTGATATTACCAGTCACATTACCAGTAACTGCACCAGTGTGAACACCTGCAGTATTACCCGTTACGTTACCTGTTACTGCACCAGCAATTGGGCCTACAAAGTTACTAGCTGTTACTGTAGTTCCTACTACTGTACTGGCAGTAGTGTTACCAATCTGAGCATTGTTTAACGTGCCACCTGCAATGGTAGATCCGTCAATAGTACCACCATTAATGTCTGCAGTAGTAGCGACTAGTGAGGTTATGGTAGCTGCTGCTGGCGTTGATGCACCAATAATAGTTCCGTCTATAGTACCCGAATTAATGTCTGCAGTACCTGCTATAATTGCAGTAAAAGTACCAGCAGCAGGAGTAGTACCACCGATAGTAGCATCTACAGTACCTGCATTAATGTCTGCAGTTGCAGCAATAACAGAAGTAAATGTACCGACAGCAGGGGTAGTCCCACCTATAGTAGCGTCAACAGTACCAGCGTTAATATCTGCAGTAGTTGCAACTAACGTAGTGACTGTAGCGGCAGCAGGAGTAGCAGCACCAATGACAGTAGCATCAATGTTACCCCCATTAATATCAACTGAAGCTAATGTGGATAAGCCTGTGACACCTAGTGTACCTGCAATGGTAGCATTCTCATGTACAGCTAAGGTATCAATATAACCTATACCATCAATGTATAGATTCTTGAACTCAGCACCAGCGGCACCAAGGTCAATGTCACTATCACTTACAGGAACAAATGCCCCATCTTGAATGCGTAGTTGTTCTACAGTGCCATTGCCTACTTGTACAAAGAAGCTAATACGATTATTCGCAGTATCAACTACTACTTTATTTAACGCATCAACGTCTGCAATGAGAGGTACGTAAGCACCTTCAGTGGAAGTACCATCATGCTTATGTCCAGTTGCGTGAGTAAAGGCATCTCGTATAGCATTGTATTCTGCGTTAACGGGAGCCGCTTTGATTACTGCGTTTGCAACTATGTCTGCAACGGATTGTCTAGTATAGCCAGCCATTTTATCTTAAATCTCCAGTGCCATAAGTTAACACTAAGCCCTGTATGCTGTGACTAGCATCTTGGCTATTAGTTACGTATTTAAAAGATACGGACTTACCAGATCCTGAGATGTTGGTTGTCCGTATCGGGGAAGGGTTACCACTATAGATTGCTGTACTATTATAAGTAGCTTCATTGAAGTAAGCTGAAGCACCTACAGTAGTCATTGTATAGTTACTAGGGTTATATGCATCATTATCATCATAGTCATACACAGTGGACAGGACAATTTCATTATTCCCCTCTGATCTAAGGTAGGTAGTTACCTTATAAAATATCTTACGCTGTTCAGGGTTTTCCATGTACAGGAAAGGGGACTGATAAATACTAAAGATGTTCTGACCCGCAAAAGAATCTCCTGTCTCCTGCCTATGTACTTTACCTGTAGATGTGCCATGTATTACATATTCGTATTGTCCAAGGTACCCACTGGCAGCACAGGTAGCTTCAATGCCCAGTATCTGTCCAAACTCAAAGGCGAATCCCTCTTGGGCTTTTCGTATACCTCCAATGATACCCTGAGCTTCAGAGGCTGAAAAGAATATCCTGAACTGCGACTTCTGTCGGATTACAACAGAAGATAGGCCATTTAAGTCTTGTTGGAGTGAGATGTCATTGAATACAGATTGAATCTTCTTAGATATTGTCTCTAGCTCTACGTCACCAATACGACTTGTACCAGAGATAGGGCGAATACCATCCTGACTAAGGAAGATAAGATCTCCACCAATCTCAATAACACTATCCGTAGCAAGACAACCTAGGTCGTGTGTAACACCTGTGACTGTAAAGTTAGCAGAGCTAGTACCCTTCAATGCTTTAATACTGTTAGTTCCAAAGATGTATATAGAATCACGGAACTGCTTAACCGCTACTACGTCAAAGCCTACGTTGATTACACCAGCACCATTGCCCGTGGCAAAGTCAGTCTCGGCTAAAGGAGCACTGAAGAATAGTTTACTAGGGTGTGCAGGATCACCTGCTAAGAATAAATGGTTGGCGTAGTCTACAGCATACTTTGGATCTGTAGGCGCATTAGCATGAGTTATCTGTGTGTACGTAGTACCATCATAGGTAGCAGCAGGATTAATACCATCTGTAAGGACAGTCTTCTTTGCTGTGAAGTTAAAGTTAGTAAAGCGTACCTTGCTTACCCCTACCATTGTAGGTGAACCACCGCAGGTAACAGCTACCCATGCAGAGGTAGAGTTGTTCCATCGGTGTAAGTAGTTATTACCAGAGCTAGGCTTACGGCAAGCTAAGATACCATCATTGATACCAGCAACTACGTTGACACCTAGAGTAGAACCTACTCCTGCGACTGTGCCATATGAATTAGCAAAACCATTAATACGCCTATAACCACCTGTTACAGCAGGTTCATAGTTAACCATCTGAGTTGCACTACCAGGAGATTGTTCACCCTGTGCTAATACATTACGACTTGTGTCTAAGCCACCCTGACATATTACTTTGTGTACTAGTAGTTCGTCAGCCATATTATTATGCTATCCCTGCAGAAGTAAGCTGACGATTCCTAACAACATAAGTTGATCTCATCTGTAAGGTATCATCCATTAATACATTACGCATTGCTTTAATACCATCTTCAAAAGAAGCTTGGTGCATTTGAGCACTCTGTGAGTTTGAACGGAACTGCATCATATACATCATAGCACCATCAATGACTACATGGGAGAATCTCTCAGGTATAACACTTACATCGTTGTATAATTCAAGGCTGGAGGGGGAACTCCAATAGGTATATTCTACTTCATACGCTGCATCAGGAACTGGTGTAACACCGAAGGTAGAATTATATGTTTGGAATACTGATGTTGGAGCACTCAATCCCGTGGCTGGTGCAACATCGTCTGTGGATCTATGCATCTGAATATATGATTCATAAGGTATAGGTTGTAGCACTGTAGGTGTATTACCTTTAGCTGCTAGTTGTTTGATATAAAAGGTATCCCAGTCAGAGCTTGAGTAGTCTGAGGGGAAAGAATAAGTAGTAACGCCTGCTGTTAGCGTTTGAACTGTTGTTGTTTTAATAAAAGGCCACTCTTGACCATCTTGTAGTATACGTCTAATACTACTGTTGATAGCATCTTTAGCAAGAGCTTGTACGTTTCGTAGAGTATCAAAGCCATCACCAGCAGCATCAATCTGAACTTCATTGAGTCTTCGTAAGACCTCGTTTGCAAGTGCGACATATGTTGCCATGATTTTTACTCTTTACATAATAAAAGAAAGGGGGCAGATTGCCCACCCCCTCAGTGACAACGCTTAGGCTACGTTGTATTTTGCAGTGATGATTGCTTCTGGCTTTAAGATCTTACGACCATAAAGATGCATACCACGTACAATATCAGCAAAGCTATCTGGATCACGATAGGTTTCAGTCTTGTTGATCTGCTGAGCAGTAGCAACGGCTGAATCATGACCTGCAACAATAACACCATAGTTGGTGTTTTGGTTAGCAGTACCAGCAGTAGCTGAACCTGTACCTACTTTAGGCAAGTTGTTAGAAACATATACACGGAAACCATGCAAGTTGTCCAACATCAAACCATTACGTAGTCCACCTGACTGTCCCCAGTCCATGTTCAATAGACGAGAATCTTCGTCAGCTAGGATTTCTTGGAATACAGAATCCACAACCAACCAACGACCTTGCTTATCAACATTGTTCTGATCCATCAAACGAGCCATACGAGCTACCATTTGCAACGGAGTTGCAGTAGCAGTAGCAACAGAAGTTGCGCCAGCTAAACGAGCAGCTAGTGGGATAGAGTGATCTCCAGCAGAACTAGTAGTAATGTTACCAAAGCTACTTTTGATTAGCTTGTTAGCTGTAAGTAGTTCATCACTACCAGCAGAAGCAACAGCCTTAGTACCAGATACTACGTTGTTAACAGCACCTGCATTAGCATGTAGCGCAGATTGCTTGTAACCAGACAAGTAACCCAAGATTTCTTGGTCATACTGGTCAGCCAAACGATAGGCCGCACGATTACTAGCCATACTTAGCCAGTTGATGTGGGTCTGTTGCTCTTCAATGTCATCCAGTTTAAATGCAAAGTAGTTAGACTTGTCTACAGTTAAAGTGAAATCAACGTCAGTTAAATCCTGAGTAGCGATAGCAGTACCACGGGTGTATGCTAAGACACTAATTTCAGGCTCTTTAATAATACGTACAGAATCACCAGCGTTGGCAATCTCACCAAAGTAATCACTGTTAGTGATCGCTTCGCAGACTGCTGACTTACGAAATTCCATCTGTACTTGTTTGCTATAAATTACAGGTGAAAAATTACCTGAGTTTAAGTTGGTATAACCACTCGCTTTTGCAAAAGCCATGATATACACTCCTATATAAATTGTATGGAGCTATGACAATATCATAGAGGCTGTCATTAAAGGGTGCAGTATACTTAGGTTGATCGACCTTTATAAAACTGGGCCTTGGCTGAGCAGGTTCGTCTATTTACTATTGTGATTGCTTATATGTTATACACGAATTTGCAGAACATATTGTGTTACTTAGTATAGGGTAGCCGAATGGAGCCTATGCTTGTGTAACGTGCCAATGTAACCAGAGGATCAATCCAGTTACACTAGCGGTTTTGTACAGTTATACTGATTTTTAATTAAATGTCAAGGGTTATTTCACATTAATTTAATATTAACGTGCTTTACCCGACACATCGTATACAAAGTTACCACTACGCATTGCTTTTGCAATACCATCTTGATGCTCTTCGTACTCTGCCATAGACATAGCAGCTACATCAGATTCAACATACTGCTGCTGACCTGATCCTTCAGTAGGTGTTGTGCTACCTGAAGTAGTAACGTCTTGTGCTGCACTACGGCTATCACTCTTCTTACCTTTCTTCTTCTTAGTAATACCTGCATCTAACTTGTACAAGTCAATGGCTCTGGCAGCACTAGTTGCGTCTGCTTCATTGTGATACAAAGAATCCTGTACCCACTTAGGCTGAGTATCTACCCAATCATGGAATGCATCTTCTGCACGAATTTCTTCAAAATCAGGATGTATCTTTAATAGCTGAGCTTCCGCTTTACTCTTGTTAGCATTATTTTGCATCTCGTCAATTTCTTGCATACGAGTACTTAATGTTTCACTTTGATCCTTTGCAGCTTTTAATGCCATTGTCTGCATTATATTAGCCACTTGAGGATACTTTTCAGCCCACTCTGCGATCTCATCTTCTGTGCTAGGTAACTCCATGTCTCCTGTTGAAGAGGATTTAAGTTCTCCCTTTAAAGATTTTATCTGTTCCTCAAAGTCACTCTTTTGTTCCTGCTGATGTCTACGTAAGTCACCATACCTTTTCTTAAAGGAACGCTCTTCTGCGGTGTCAGGTAATTCTTCTTCTACTTCTTCAGCCTTATCTTCATTCTGTAATTTTAACTCAGCTAACTCCGCTTCGTCATCATCCATGCGTTGTTGCTTGGTGTTAACTCGCATGAATCCTTTTACTTCTTGTTTCTTTCCTGCTTGCATTGCTTCCATGATTTTACTCTCTTGTTGGGGCTAACAGTGGGGAAGATACGATATTGTATCCCCCGATCTTAGGTAGC